AACGTGCCGCCCCTGCCGCAAGCTGCGAGACAAACACCGCTGCCGCCCGAATGCTTGCCGAGCTGCTTGGAGAGCTTGACGAACTGGCGCAGGTCTACGCACGAGAAGCTGACCGGGCAAGAGTAGCGGGGCTGGCCTGCGAGGCGGGCTATGCCAATTTGCGCCCCGCAAAGGAGTAATGATGGATCAGTTTGACCGGGCAACACAGCTTGAGGAACAGCACCGCGAGTTGGCCTTGGCGCAGCAAGCCTTGCAGCGCGCGCAAACAACCGGCGCATCGGCGTTTTTTTGCATCGATTGCGGCGTGGACATTCCCGAGGCCAGACGCCAGGCGGTGCCGGGTTGCCAGCGTTGCATTGATTGCCAGACGCGCCATGAACAGCGCGCCCGCATGCTGGGGGGCAAGCCATGACGATAGAGCTATGGCAGCTGATTTCGCTGGCGCTGACCTTGCTTGGCGTACTGGTGACGCTGGGCCGCGTGCTGTTATCCCAAATCGACAAGCGCCTGGAGCAACGATTCGGCACGGTCGAGCGCGAAATCAAGACCGCGCGCGATTTTACGCGCGATATCGAGCGCGAGTTTTTGCACTGGAAGGCGGATTTACCCGTTCACTACGTGCGCCGCGAGGACTATGTGCGCAACCAGACGGTGATTGAGGCCAAGCTTGATGCGCTGGCGCTGCGCTTTGAGAATTTTCACCTGATGAACCCCCAGGCCAAGGTCAATGTGAGGCAGACCCCATGACGACGATAGACATTCACAAGGTGCGGCGTGAATCGATCCGCTGGTATTTGCTGCTGGCCTTGAACAATGCGCGACCTGAAGAACTGGTCGAAGAGATCATCCAGAGCACGATACGCTCGATTTACCCGGATGCCACCGCCATTGAGGTTAGGCGCGAACTGGAATACCTGGCCGGGCGCGATCTGGTGCACATCCGCCGCGAGCCGTCCGGGCGCTGGTGGGGGAAACTCACGCGCCACGGCGTCGATATTGCCGAGTACACAATAGCGTGCGAGCCGGGCATTTCTCGTCCTGAAAAGTATTGGAGCTGACGGTGGCGCGCCGCTCGAACATCGGCAAGCTGCCCGCCAGCGTACGCACCTGGCTGGAAAAAGCCCTCATAGACCGCAATTTCAGCGGCTACGCGCAATTGGAGGCGATGCTGCGCGAACAGGGCTATCAGTTATCGCGCTCGGCGATTCACCGCGAGGGGCAGAAGCTGGAACGACGGCTATCTGCCATCAAGGCCAGCACCGAGGCGGCGCGGCTGATTACGGAAGTGGCCGCCGACGACCAGGATGCGAGAAGTGAGGCGCTGCATGCACTGGTGCAAACCGAGTTATTCGACACCATCCTGAACTTGCAGGAAGCCAGCGAAGCGGACATAGACCCCAAGGAGCGGGTAAAACTGCTGTCGGCGGCGGCCAAGAACATTGCGACCTTGACGCGGGCGAGCGTGAACCTAAAACGCTTTCAGACCGAGGTGCGCGAGCGCGTACAAGCGGCGGCCAGCGATATCGAAAGGATTGCGCGGCGCGGCGGGCTGGATGAGGCGGGCGTGCAGGCGATGGTCAGCCGCGTTCTGGGGGTAGCCAAGTGAGCGATGTTGCAACCGTCGCCGCAAGCGCCGCCACGCCTGCGGTGGCGCTACTGCCCTATCAACAGCGCTGGGTGGCGGACAAATCGCCCTTGAAGGTGGTAGAAAAATCCCGCCGCACGGGGCTGACGTGGGCGGAGGCGGCGGACAATGTATTGACCGCGGCGGCCCGTTCTGATGCGGGCGGCATGAATGTGTATTACATCGCCTACAACCAGGACATGACGGTGGAGTACATACAGGCGTGTGCCATGTGGGCGCGGGCGTTTAACGTGCTGGCAGACGACCTGGGGCAGGCGTTTTGGGGCGGTGAAGCCGAAGAAGACAAGCACATCAAGACCTACACGATCCGTTTTCCGGATTCGGGGTTTCGGATTGTGGCCTTATCCAGCCGTCCGTCAAACCTGCGTGGTCGCCAAGGCTTGATTGTGATTGACGAAGCGGCGTTTCATGACCAATTGCAAGAGCTTCTCAAGGCGGCGCTGGCCATGCTCATCTGGGGTGGGCGTGTGCACGTGATTTCCACCCATAACGGGGTGGACAACCCCTTTAATGAACTGGTGACAGATATCCGGGCAGAGCGACGACGCGGGTCTGTGCACCGTGTGACCTTCTCTGATGCGCTGGACGATGGCCTGTACCAGCGCGTCTGCCTGCGCCAGGGCCATGCCTGGTCGCAAGCGGCACAAGACGCCTGGGCGGCGGACGTCTACGCCTTTTATGGCGAGGGAGCTGCCGAGGAACTCGATTGCGTACCGGCCAACTCGGGCGGTGCGTGGCTTTCACGCGCATTAATCGAATCGCGCATGGCAGGCGACACCCCGGTGCTGCGCTGGGCGTGTGCAGACGGTTTTGAGCTGCTGCCCGATCACATCCGGGCTGCCGAATGTCGCGATTGGTTAGAGCAAACCGTCGCGCCCATCCTTCAAAAACTGCCCTCAACGGCCCTGTCCTTCATGGGAACGGATTTTGGGCGCAGCGGGGATTTAAGCGTGCACGTGCCGATGGTGCAGGAGCAGGATTTGACCCGCCGTATCCCCTTCATGGTGGAGCTGAGGAACGTGCCCTTTCGTCAGCAAGAGCAGATGGCGTTTTATCTGCTGGATCGCTTGCCGCGCCTGCTGGGGGCAGCGTTTGATGCGCGGGGCAACGGGCAGTTTTTGGCCGAGGTGGCCATGCAGCGCTATGGGGCAACGCGGGTGCAGCAGGTGATGTTGTCAGAGACCTGGTATCGCGAACACATGCCGCCGCTTAAAGCCGCGCTGGAGGATGGCACTGTCGCCGATATCCCGCGTGATGCCGACGTGCTGGCCGATTTACGCAGTGTGCAGGTGATCAAGGGTGTGCCCAGGCTGCCGGATGCACGGGGCAAGGGCGCAGACGGCGGCAAGAGACATGGCGATGCAGCGATTGCTCTGGTGCTGGCGTATTACGCCAGTCGGGAACTGAACAAGGGGCCGGTGCGGGTGGCGACCAGAGGGGCGCGGCGCAGCGGCGAGCTATTGGCGGGGTATTGGAAATGAGTGCAGCGAAACAGGGCTTGTGGGTATCGCCCACGCGGTGGGTGGATTTTGCGCAAAAACCCACCAAGACCACCACGGCCATGGCCACGCGGGCGCGGATAGCGGGTGCCAGCGCGAGCATGGGGCAAAGATTGCCCAATCCCGACCCGGTGTTGCGCAAGATGGGCAAAAGCATTCAGGTGTATCGGGATTTGCGCGCCGATGCGCACGTGGGCGGTTGCGTGCGGCGCAGAAAAGCGGCAGTCCAGGCGCTGGAATACGGCATAGACCGGGAAGACGCCGATGCGCGGGTGGTGGAATTTGTCGAAGAAATGCTCTCGGGCTGGAAGATTGACCGCATCATCGCGGAAATCCTGGACGCCACACTTTACGGCTATCAACCGCTGGAAGTGCGCTGGGCGGTGGTGGGGGGCTACCACGTGATTCTGGACGTAGAGGGCAAGCCCGCCGAGTGGTTCGGCTTTGACGATGAAAACCAGTTACGGTTTTTTGACAAGGACGCCGGGCCGCAGGGGCTGGTTGTGCCACCAGAGAAGGTGCTGCTCGCCCGCCAGGACGCCAGTTACGACAACCCCTATGGGGTGCCGGATTTAAGCCGCTGCTACTGGCCGACGGTATTTAAGCGTGGCGGCTGGGAGTTCTGGCTCAAATTCACCGAGAAGTACGGCTCGCCCTTTTTGATCGGCAAGCACCCCCGCGCCACACCGCAAGCCGAGGCCGATCAGCTGGCGATGAGCCTGGAAGCCATGCAATCGACGTCGGTGGCGGTGATTCCGGAAGATTCCAGCGTCGAGATACTGGAGGCGGGCGGCAAAGGCGCGTCTGCCGATTTGTTTGACCGATTTTTGCGCTGGTGCCGCTCGGAAGTCTCGATTGCGCTCTTGGGGCAGGATCAGACCACCGAGGCCGATACCACCAACGCCAGCGCGCAGGCAGGCTTATTGGTCGCGCAAGACATACGGGATGCCGACAAACGCCTGGTCGAATCCGTCATCAACGAGGCGATTTCTTGGGTGGTGGGCAGAAACTTTGATGCCGATCCTCCACGCTTTTCGATGTGGGAGCCGCAAGATCTGGAAAAAGCGCGTGCCGAGCGCGATGCGATTCTGGCGGGCATGCCGTGCGGGCCGTGGTTTGAAAAATCGTACTTCATCCGCAAGTACGGGTATGAGGAAGACGAA